TAGGTTGCTGTTTATCTTGTATTCGTGACTTGTCTTATTATGATCTTGTTCACTATATAATTCTTGAGATTTTAGTATCTCAAAGAAATCTCTCATAGCTGAAGTCCTTAACGCAGGAAAAGTTTTTCTACATATAGAAACTACTTTGTTTTTTTCTCTAAGGCAATAACCGAATATAATCCAGATTAAAATATTATATGTTTTACCGCTTCTAGAACCGCCCTGCTCTATTACTATTTTCTTTTGGCTTTTTTCTAAATGCTTCCAGACTATATTAGTTTTTAAGTCTCTCACTCTACTACTTCAATTCTAAATTCTTTATTGTCTCCAGTATCTATTTCCTGGCGTGGAACATAACCTCTAGACTTTCCTATAGTCTTTAAGTAGAATATTATAGAAGTTTCTTTTTCGCTTTTAATACAGTCAAATAGTTTAGACTCTACAAAATCTATAGCTGAATTCTTTATGTCTTGTACTTTAAGTCTGTACTCTTCATCTTCTTCTAACCATCTATAATGAGTTCTTCTGTTTATACCTGCGTTTATACTTGCTGTCGATACTATGCCTAAGCAGTCATCTAAAGCTTCTAACATTTTATCTTTATTTTCTGTTTTCATTATATCTTTTTTATAGTGTGACATTTGAGACATCACTCTACTAATATAACGGAAAATATTTAACTTTTAATTAAAAGAGTTTTATAGAGTTTTTCTTTATAAGTTAACTTGTCAAGTAGTTCATTAACTTGGTCTAAAGAATCTCTAGTTTTTAAGCCTTTAATTTTATCGTACATAGATAATGCTTCTTTGGTATCTACTATAGTATTTTTAATAATATTTAGCCAGGTCAGAAATTCTGGTCTTCTACTTAATAATTCATCAAACTTAGTAAGTCTATGATATATAGTAGCGTGAGAAGAAGTTTTACCTTTGCTTAGATAAAAATTAGATATTGAGTGAAGCGTTTTATTATGCAGGTATCTCATTATGTAGTCAAAGAATGTTCTGCTGTCTACGTGGTTTTGTGTTTTTTGATTCTTGAATATATCTGTCTCTGTTAGATTTATTACCAGATCTGCTATTTTGTCGTAATCTTTCATATTAAAATAAAGTTTTTTCTCTTTTTAATTTTTTATTTGCTTTGTTATATATGTCTGTTAAATATTCTAAAGTATCTATTTCGTTGTTATAAGCTGACATATAGTTTTCTTTACACATTTTTCTTATAGCTAATATGTTTATTTTCTTATTATCATAATATAACATCTTTATAGCTCTAACAAATTTTTGTGAAAAGGGAGAAGTCTTTGAAGGATATTCATTCATTATCTTTAGTATTTCAAAAATATTATGTCCTGTTTTTAAATCTACTTCATAACTGCCAGTTTTTAATTTTCTCTTTAAGTTACAATATACTCTTCCTTTCATAAAAAGCTCTAAACTATTAATAGGTTTTAATTTACTTTCAGTTACTTTATTTAAAACTTCAGCTTTTTCTAGTGCAGACTTTATATCTAAATGTCCTTTTCTCATTTGATAATTAGCGTAGTCTAGTGAAGTCCAATTAGAACTAGTATTATTAATGTCTATAGTATGTGAATCTTTTTTCCAGGCTTTACTAATTATATAGGGTACTACATATCCTAGTTTTTGAAGAGTCCAGAACCTATGCTGACCGTCTACTATTTGGTTTTCAGTATTTAATATTATAGGAATTTGTATTCCAATTTCTTTAATACTCTTTTCTAGTTTGTTTAGTATTCTTTGATTAGGCTCTCTATTAGAGTCTAGTAGTTTAAACAAGTTGTAGTTTTTAGTTTCGTAAATGTTAAATTTTTCTATGTTCATATTATTAATTTTAAAGTGTTCCTTTTATTATATACTGGTCTATGTCAAAGTTAGACTCTATAAAGTCTTTGTATATCTCGATACCTGCGTGTACAGAAGCTTCTCCTTTTAAGTAGAAATTCTCTGAGCAGTCCCAGACCCCTACGTCTAAATTCTTTTTGTCTATACATAAAAACTTAAAGTCCTTGTAATCTACGTTAAATAGCTTACAGTATATGTAGACTTGGTTAAAATACTTATAAGCATCTGCAGACTTATAAAAGTTCTTTACGTCTATAGTTGTTTTTAAATCTACTATGCCTCCTTTGTTTTTCAACACGTCTGCCTTACCTCGAAAAGGATAGCCATTTATAGTATCTATCATAGGTATCTCAAACTGTGAATCCTGAATTAAACTAAGTGCTGTCTCGTTTCTAAGTAGTGCGTCACATAATCTTTCTGCATCGTTTTTCTCTTTCATTGTAAAAACCTGATCGTGAAACTTTTTAGCTTCTTTAAACTTATTGGTGTTCTTGCTTTGAACATCTACAAAAACAATATCATTTATCTTTTCTGGTTCTAATATCATTGTATGGAATAAGTGTCCGTCTCTTAATGGCTGCGTTTCTTTTTGACCATATTTATTAATATATAAATAAGTCTTTGCACTATCCAGAAGAAGTTTAATAGAACTACTAGACAAAGCATTTTTTCCTAGATAACCATAGTAGTAATCGTCTGAATACATATTATCTATTACTTCCTGTTTATTTTCTATTTTACCGTTAAGAAGTTTAATTGAATTTGTCATAGGCTTTATTTTTATTTTTAAGTAGTTTTATTATTATCTCTTTGTCAGCTATAATATCACATAACTGTTTAGCGTTGTCTTGTTCTTTTAAGTATGCAGTTCTAAGACAGTCTATTTCTGCTCTATACATTTCTATTAAACTATCTTTTGCTGTCATAGGTTTATAAGTTTTCTAAGTTTGGATATTTCTTTATTTAGCTTTTCTACTTTAGCTTCTGCTTTACGTGCTCTTTCTACTGCTCGTAACTTGTCAGCTCGATACTCCTCTTTAATCTTATTATAAATAAATCTATCTGTTTGAAGTGCGTTAGTATAAAATATAGTTTCTAGAAAAGACTTTATAAATAATCTTAAATCTTTATTAGAACTTTCTTTTTTCCACTTGTTTAAAGTTTCTAAACAAATAGTAGTATGTGAGTTATATTCTATGTCTTTAAGGACTTCGGTTTTATCGTGTTTAATTTCCAATATGTATAATTTTCTCTTTTATAAAAGTAAGAAAAAAATAAATACGAACCTAATTGTTCCAGTTTATCCTAGAGGCTAAGTTTTCTTTTAGAAGGTAAACTTCTTTTGATTCTTTTTTGTTACTCCATAAAGTAGTACTAGGACAGTATCTCTTTTGTACTTTAGGAAGCTTAATATCATTTAACCAAAACAAATAATTACCTTTTTCGTCTGCAACGAAATATAACTTAACTATGTCTTTATCCATAGACATTAAGTAATCTAGTTTAGATTTTTCTAGTAGTTTTTCTGGATAGTATTTATTGCGGAACTTCATTTCTATTACACATCTTATGCGGTTTCCGTCTTTATCAGTCTTAGGAGTATATCCTGAAGCGTCATAGTGTTTGTACTTGTCTTCGTTTCCTGTCCATTTCAAGTCCCATCCGTCTAAATTAAGCAGAAAAATTACTGCTTTCTCATATTCCTGGACTTGTTCTAGTTTCATTTTCTTACTCTATATTTTTTAGACTCATTAAACTTTATGTTTAAATGTTTTATCCATTGTAAAATCGTTTTAGAAGAGCAGGTGCAGGGACGAAAAAAATTATGATTCTGATATTTAGCGTGGAGTTCACAAATTAATTCGAACTCTTCATTACTTAAATGCTGACCGTCTTTTGATCTAAAGTCTTTCCAAAGAAAATAATCTTTTCTATCCATTTCTATTTATTTTAAAATTATTTAGAGCGTCACGTCTTTCTTCACAGCCGCAGCTTTCATAGCCTAACCAGTCTACTACTACTTTGTTTACTAGCCATTTTATACCTGTCCACTTAAATATAAACTCTAGTTTATCCCCAATTTTTAGATTCATAAAATTTATTTATTTGTTCTTTAATGTTCTTTACTGTATTGTATAACGAGTAATAACTAATATTTGTATCTCTACTAAGTTGACTTATACTTTTATTATGTATAAAAATTTCTTCGAATACTTTTCTTTGATAGTAATTAAACATTTTGTTTTTATCATATCTATCAAAATCAAAAACTTCACTGTCTTTAGTCATTTCTATAAAGTCATCGTTTAGTAACCACTCTTCTATACATTTATGCTTTTCAAATTTATCGTCTTCTATTTCTTGGTATTGTTCTACTATTAGACTAGCTTTTATTTTATCAGAATTATCTAAAGAAATTATTTTTACTTTCGCTTCTTGTCGTTTTAAATCCAGAAATAAATTTCTAAGAGTAACATATACAAAATACCAATTAACTTCATTATCATTATACATTAATGATTTGTTATGCTTTTTTAACCAACTGTTAATAGTGATATATAATTCTTGAACTAAGTCTTTTGCAGTGTCAGGATTACATCCCCAACTTTTTAAGTAGTTAAGCCAAGTCTGCTCTTTTTTGACTAATTCTTTTATTTCACTTTCCACAACAGAAAGATAAGAAAAATTTTAAAAAGGTTGAATTATTTTTTTTAGAACACTAACTCCGTTTATACTAAAACCTACATTATTAACTAAAGCTCTAAGTTTTATAGGGTCATCAATACTTGTCGGTCTACCTCCAGTTTCAGTTTCTTTAACTTTTCTAACGTGAATCATAGAAATCATAAATTCTGTGGGGTGTTGTATATACCTGTGAACTACTAGAAAATCGTCTGCTCTGTTTACAAACTTTCCTCCTCCTTCTACGTCTGCAGCATTAGGCGGTATAGGATGACCTGCGTATTCGTGCTCTAGTCTGTGCATAATTCTTAATGCAGAAGTGTTAGCGTGAGTGTTAACCCAAACAGCTATATTGTTTTTCTTAGCAAATATTCTTAGCTCAGTTGTAGCCTGATAGTCGTACTCGTGACCACCTACAGAACCAATTAATTTAGGGTCTTTTATTAAAGAGTTGTAAGGGTCAATAAGTAAACCTTGGTAATTCCAGGCATCTTTTATAACCTTACATAAATCTAGAAGTTCTCTATATGTATAAGTTTTATTTGAATCTATAATCTTAAAATGATTATAAATAAATTTACTGTGTTTTTCAAATTGTTTTTGTGGCACATCTTGTATAGGTCTTTCTTCAAGAAACTCTATAAGTTTTCTAATTATAGAATAAGCTTCATTCTCACTAGAAAATACTAGCCATTTGATTTGATGCTTAATTGAATAAGCTAACATTAAATAAAGAACTATTGTAGTTTTTCCTGTATTAGAATGTCCTAGTACTATATTAAAACTAGAAGGTTTAAATCTAAAGTATTCGTCTATTTCTGGAATACCTAATATTAATCCTTCTTTAACTTTTCCTGATCGTATGTCTTGTAAATGTGCAGTAACTTTCTCATAGTTTATTAGCATTGTTTAAATGTAGGAATTTTAAGTTGAAAAAAAAAGGGAGCTATTAACTCCCCTTTATTAAAATGGTAGGTCTTCTTTAGCTTCCGCTCTTGGCAAGTGTGCTTTCTGAGCATCATCAGATTTTTGTAAAGGAATGCTTCTCTTGGCATAAAACTTGCTAGGGTCAGCTTTCTTAGACATTATGTCTAGAACAATTTTATCGTTCCCTTCAGACTTAGCTTTGTTTAACATTTTAATACATTCATCTACATCCATTAAAAAATGCAGTTTAATAAATTCATACTTAGATTTGTAAGGAGCTACGCAGTTCCAGTACTCAGTTTCGAAATTAGACATTTGTTATTTGTTTTAGTTTGTTATAAAATAATTCAGTAGTTTCTAGTACCGTACTACTCTTGACGTTTGGTGTGTTAGAATACAATAAAGCTGCTGACCTTAAGCAAGACTGAAACTCTATTGATGTTTGCTGAGAAACTGGTTTTTGAAAACTTTTCGTTTCTGTTTTTTGATTTCTAATTAGTCTAGCTGTGTTATACTTTGGACTACTTATTTCAAACTCAATTTCGTCTCCAACTTTTTTAGAAAATTGTGTTCGAACCTCCCCTTTGTATTCTTTTAATTGATAAAATTTAAAACTTTGTCCGTTTGCTAGTGTTACATTGTAACATTGATTTTTGTCAAAATCTGGTTCTCGATTAATAAATGTAATTTTTCCTGTCATTATTTTGTGTGTTTAATTAATAAGCAGACTTTCTGCTCTTTCTTTTTGAATTGTAAGTAATTCGTTTTCTTTTTCTAGCCAGTGTATTTTTTTGTCTAGAAACTCTATTCTGTCATAGAGATTTTGGATTTCTATATTCATATTTTTTCTGTGTTATAAATACAAATATAATAAAAATATAATAAACAAAAAAAGGGAGCAGAAGCCAGGCGGCTAAATACTCCCTTAACACAGAGAAAATTAGACTGCTAATATAGGCTAATTAATCTATATTAAACTCATTGTTCAAAACTTTATAGTATTCTATTTTTTCAAGGAGTTCTGGTGTAGAAAACTTTACTGTCTCTCTACTTAAATGTAAAATTTCTTGAGCTATGTCGTATCCGTATTCTTTATTTAGATTTAAAGCAAACTCATAATTTCTACCTTGAGAGTGTACATTACAGCCGTAACATTGGGGTCTAGCGTTTGTATCTAGCCATCTTGTAGCATAAAATCTTCTAGACATAAAATGTCCACACTGCATAGAATCTTTATAATGCCTAACCCTGTCGCAAGTATAGCATTTTACATAACCGTTATGATCTGCGTTCTTTAAACGAATGTATCTACTAAATTCTGCGTCTAGTTTTTTTACTACTTTGCTTCTGGATAATTTTTTTTTCAAAATTAACTTGCATTATATTATATTAATATTATATTAATTAAACTTATATTATAAGACTTATATTAATATTAGACTTATACTAATATAATATTTATTTTTGAGAAATATTTTTAAATTTCTCTGCTCCTCTAGAACCAAAATAGGCTACATAAACTGTTATTAAAAGAGACTTGAGCAAATCTATCCAACCAGAATCTACACCAAAATTTATATCGAATCCGTCTAACAGTATAAACACTATTAAGGAAATAGTTAAGAATATTAACGACAAAGGTCTTACGTTTTTAGCTAAACTAGAATCTGATTTGTTGTCAGACTCCCACCTTTTAGTAATCTCTACTAACTCGTTATTATCCATTTCAAGTAGCTTTAAAGCAGTTTCTTTGTCTTGCTGAGGCATTGACTCGTCTTTATTAATTAAGTTCTTTACAAGCCCTAATAATCCTTTGTCTGGTATACTGTCAGTTAGTGATGTAAATACTCCTCCTTTTCCAATAAGAAACTTACCTACTTTAGTATCTTTGAACTTTTTTTTCATAGCTCATTAATTTTATTTATAGTTTCCTGCAGCTCTTCTTTAGAGACTTTAATTTTTAAACTTATATCTCCTATATACTGCATACGAGTCCTACCGTTTTTGTCTTGTATAACTAAAACAGGAAGAGCAGTAATACTTTTCTGTATGTCTTTAGGTTGGTTTTTTAAGTAACCAAATTTTATAATACAGTTTTTTAGTCCCCTAGTGTCGTAATTGTTAATCTGATTCCATTGAGCATTAATCTGAAAAACAGTTACTTCTTGAGCGTTAACATAAACCGCAGCTAATACAAATATCGCACATAATAGTTTTTTCATTTATTAATTATTTCAAACAACTTATCGTCTATCTTCTTTAACGACTCAGAGTTTTCTTCTACTTTTTCTCCAGTATTCATTATAGTCTCTCTAATTAAACGGTCTTTTAGATCGTACTCAGTTCTACTAATTT